GATAAATACTCAGTTTACTACACCAATAATTGGATTAAAAATACACAGGGTAGTTTAAAATATTGTTCTGAAAATAAATTACCAGTTTACATTTTAAAAGAATCAAAAGATAGAGTTGAGTTTTTAACTAACCTTTCAAAATGTAAGGGTATTGTGTTTTTTCCAATTGCAAGAGAAACGTTTTGTAGGTTAGTTGTGGAATCTAAATGTTTAGGTTTAGATGTAATCACAACACAAAATTATGGTGCTAGTTTAGAAGATTGGTTCCATCAATTTTCAGGTGAAGAACTTATAAATTTCTTAGAATCTAACACCTCTAAGAACTTAGATATTATTTCAAATTATTTATGATACTTTTCTGTTACGGGACTAGACCCGAATATATAAAAATTAAAAAATTAATTGAATCATGTGAAGGTGTTATACCGTATAAAGTATTGTACGTAACCCAACACAAAGACATAGTATTGGGTGATTTCGATTACAAATTAGTCATTGATGACCTTTGTGATAATAGGTTAAACAGTATAATGGCGTCAGTCTTTTTAAACTTTAAAGAAGAATTTTTAAAAGATGTGACCCACATACTTGTTCAAGGGGATACGGCAACCGCATTGTCACTTTCTTTAATTGGTTTACATTACAAAAAAGAAGTCATTCATTTAGAAGCTGGTCTTAGGACATATGATTACAATCATCCTTATCCCGAAGAAATGTATCGACAACTAATAAGTCGAGTGTCAAATTATAACTTGTGTCCAACAGAAAGTAACAAACTTAATTTGGAAGATGAGAAAGTACAAGGACAAAATTTTGTAGTCGGTAACACCGTTTTAGATAATTTAGATAGGGACAATATTTCTTACGAGGATAAAGTTTTAATTACTTTACACAGACGCGAGAATCATGAACAAATGTCCGAATGGTTTAATGAAATCAATCAACTCGCAATAGAGAATCCACAATTGGTTTTTACACTACCAATACACCCGAATCCAAATGTCCTAAAACACAAACATATACTATCACATGTTAATGTTGTTGACCCAATGAGTCACGATGATTTTATAAAAGAATTTAAATCTTCTAAAATTTTAATATCAGATAGTGGTGGGGTTCAGGAGGAGGCTGCGTTCTTAAATAAGAAAGTAATTGTCTGTAGGGAAAAAACTGAAAGACCTGAATCGGTTGGTAAAACATCTTTCATATGTAAAAAACCCATTGACTTAAAGGGTATTTTTTACGATATTATTAATGATTTTAATACACAACACGACTGTCCATATGGTGATGGTGATTCTTGTGGTAAAATTGTAGAGATATTTAAAAAAATTATATGAGTATAACAGTTATCTTAAATGGTTATAAGAGACCTCACGTTCTTGAAAAACAATTAGAAAGTATTAGAAATCAAAGTGTTCAACCTGAGTCAATTTTATTTTGGCAAAACTCAGGTGCCGAATTTGATTCTAATTTAACTAAGGACTTAATTCACGCGTCATCTAATCACAACTTTGGTGTTTGGGCTAGATTTGCATACGCTTTAAACGCAACAACAGAATACATTTGTGTATTTGATGATGATACCATTCCCGGTCCATTATGGTTAGAAAATTGTTTGAATACCATGAAAATTCAAGAGGGATTATTGGGAACAATTGGTGTTAAATTTCACACAAAAAACACATATTGGCCAGCAACAAGAATTGGTTGGGATGGTCCAAATGAACAGATAGAACAAGTGGACATCGTTGGTCATTCTTGGTTTTTTAAAAGAGAATGGTTATCTATTTTTTGGAGGGAGTTACCCGAAATCAATCAAAGTAAATTGGTTGGTGAGGACATGCACTTTTCTTATACCCTACAGAAATACGCCAACATAGGTACATTCGTTCCTCCACATCCAAAAAATAACATGGATATGTGGGGAAGTATTCCTGAACATGCTTGGAAACACGGTACCGATTCTAATGCAATTTCAGTTCATAATTCAAATATGAATTTAATGAGTGAAGTGTACCGTGGTTATATCAATAAAGGTTTTAAAACTATTTTAAATCCATAATTCATATGATTGATAAAAACGAAATATCAATTATTATACAGGGTCCATCAATAAATGTTGGGGAATTGAGGCAACGATGGTCTGGTTTTAATGTAATATGGTCAACGTGGGTTGGGGAAGAAAGAAAATACCAAGATGGTGATATTGTAATTTTTAATAACCAACCACCAGATAAAGGTATTCAAAATATTGCACTACAAAAAGAGTCAACATTAAATGGAATAAGAAAAGCAAAAGAATTAGGTTTTAGTTGGGTTTTAAAATGGAGAAGTGATATGTTACCAAATGACTCTGAAAGTTTAATTAATTGTTTCAAAAAAGATTCAATTAACTTCTTGGCGTGGCATAATGGAGGAAAATATTTTGTTGATTACTTTGTCGGTGGTAATATCGATGACGTTTATAAAATATGGGACATTCCTCAGATATGGTCGTCCCATTCAGAAAAAATAACAACTGATAATATTTTTTCATTAGGGTATGATAATTTTAACTTTATTGGTGATAAATTAAACACCAATAATGAAATATATTGGTCCAAATATAAAATCAATCTATCCACATATAAAGATGAGAAATGTTATACTATGGAGGTAAAATAATAATTAAATGTACGATAATTCAAAATTTATTAATAACGCTTTTACCGAAGACGAATATAATCTTGGGGTGTTTGTCGATTTAAATGGTAAGTGTCCTTTATGGACAAAAAAATTGATATCTAATATTAAAGATAAAATTGATTTCAATTCCATAAACACAATATTGGATATTGGTTCAAGAGATGGGTGTCAAAGTTTAGAATTAAATCGGTGGTTTCCACATGCAAAGATTTACGCATTCGAACCCGTACCAAATAACTATGAGTTTACCGTAAAAAATGTTCAAGGTGTTGATAATATCAGAGCACTTCCATACGCAATAAATTCATTTCATGGTAAGACTAAATTTTATGAGGTATACAATGGGAACGTAGGTGCTAGTTCATTGTTAAAAACAACGAACCACTGGCGTTCATCACAATGGGCACAAAAAGAAATTGAAGTTGAATGTATAGTCCTATCTGATTGGTTAAAAGAAAATGATGTTAACCAAGTGGATTTAATATGGATGGATGTACAAGGTGCTGAAAAAATTGTCATAGATAGTTTGGGTGATTACTTAAATGAAGTTAAAGTAATCGCAACTGAAGTCGGATTACAAGAGTTATATGTTAATTCAACTACTAAAAACGAACTTGATAAATTATTAGATGGGTTTATCGCTTTAGATGAATCACCCGAATCGTCAATGACCGAAATGGACATTATCTATATCAACAAGAAAAATGGAACAATTTAAAAGTGATTTTGTAAGGTTCACCGAAAAAATAAAAAATGGTGAGAATTTTGCATACGCAAGATATGCGGATGGTGAAGTATTGTTAATGAAAGGTAATGAGGTGGGTCAAAATACACAAGCTTTTAAAATCGATAATTGGAGTTCACCAAATCAATTAACTACCGTAGGTAATGAATTACTTGAGAGTTTATCACATACCGAATCTAATTATTACTATGCAATTTCATCCGTATCTGACAATATTTCAGACTATAGATTTTTGACGGATAGAATTAAATCAAAAAAAGAGAATATAACATTCGCCAACCTATGGATAAATTCAAATTACCAGCAGATGAAAGATTTTTACATGGGGTTGGATAAGGAGTGTTTCGTTATATGTAATCATCGGGCTAATATCAATAATTTTCCTTTTAAAATAAAAGAATTTTTTCCATTTCCTGATAATTGTGTTGAGTTTTGGGAATCCTCAGGGTCCGACTATATGACACAAATTAATCAAAAAATACAACAATTAAATAATGAAACTTTCTTTATATCAGCTGGACCAATTTCTGAAATAATAATACATAAACTGTACTCTTTGAACCCAAACAATCAATATATTGATGTTGGTTCCTCAATGGATGAATTTGTCCACGGTAAAAAGACAAGACCATATATGGAACCAAATTCATTTTATTCTAAACAAATATCAGTATTCTAATGATTAATATTGTATACACAAATAGTAAATGTCAAGATGTTTTTAATATTTTTAAATCACAGCACGACACATACTCAAAATTACCACTTTTTGTAATATCCGATAATGGTGGGGATTTTACTTATAGAAACGAAGACCCATATTACAAACATTGGTTAGATGCATTAAAATTGGTGAATGATGATTTTTTCATTTACAACCAAGAGGATTTCATTCTTTATGATTCAGTAAATCATGATATTTTAAATAGATTAGAAAACTTTTTAATAGAAAATCCTGAATATTCATTTGTTAGATTAATTAAAAGTGGTCAAAATTTATCAAGAGAAGAATTGGTTGAAAACATATACCCGATTGGTGACGATTCTTTTCCACTTTATTCGATGCAGGCAACAATTTGGAATAAAAATAAATTTATCGAACTGTATGAAAATACTAAACAAGAAAAGTGGTTTGAGTCTCAATCATATGAAGATGCGTGTAAAAAATTAAATATAAGGGGCGTTTATTATTACAATGGTGAACCAAAAAGAGGTGGTCATCATGACTCATCAATTTATCCTTATATCGCAACCGCGGTTGTAAAAGGTAAATGGAATTTAAGTGAGTATAAAAATGAATTATTACCTCTACTTAACGAACATAATATAGTTATAGAAAATAGAGGTATATTTTAATATGTTACTTGATTTAATTAGTCTATCAAAAAAATACAACATGAATATTAGTGGCATTATTCACATAGGTGCCCATTTCGGTGAAGAACATTCAACTTATAAGAGTTTAGGTGTAAACAATATTGTTTATTTTGAACCGGTTAAAAAAACATTTGATGTTTTAAATGAAAGAGTAACGGATGCAAAATTATATAATTACGCTTTAGGTAATGAAAATAAAATGATTGAAATGTATATTGAAGATAACGATACATATGGGTGCTCTTCAATACTTCAACCAAGTTCAAATTATGCAAACATCGCTTTTAGTCCAAATGAATTAGTTGAAATGAAACGATTAGATGATTTTAATTTTAATGGTTTTAATCTATTAAATATAGATGTCCAAGGTTACGAATATGAAGTTTTAAAAGGTGCTGAAAAAACATTAGAAAATGTAGATTTTATTTTATGTGAAATAAATCGAGATACCCCAAATAAACAACTAGATTATATCGGCTCAAAAACGATAGATAAAATAATAGAACTATTAACACCTTACGGTTTCAAATTGAGTGAAGAAAATTGGGCTGGAATATCGTGGGGTGATGGTTTTTTTGTAAAACAAAAATGATTGTAGGTAAAGGGTTAATATCATCCGGGTTTCAGTCATCAAAAAATGACTATACCAATTACATCATATTTGCATCAGGAGTTTCGAATTCAAAAGAAACGAATGATAGTGAATATAATCGTGAAAAAGAACTGATATTAAAAACCATAAATGAAAACAAACAATTAAAAATAATTTATTTTAGTAGTGTTTTAGTTGAAACAACCAAAAATAAGTACTATCAAAACAAATTAGATATTGAAAATCTAATCAAAACTAATTCAGATAACTATATTATTTTTAGAATTCCTCAGGTTATTGGATACAATGGAAATCCTAAAAATTTGTTCAATTTTATAAAAAATTCTATAGTAAACGAAACCGAAATAACAATCGATAAAAACATAGAAAGGTCTCTATTAGATATTGATTATTTGGTAGATATTGTTGATTACTGTAAAGATAAAGTATCTTGCGAGATACTGACAATTTCAGGTGTAAAAAAAATAAAAGTATTTACTCTATGTAATCTAATTGGTAAATTTTTAAATAAAAAACCTATTTTAAAAATAGTCGATGATGTCGAATATAAAAATTGGTTTACCAAAAACTCTAAGATTATTAATCAATCAATAATCAATATCAATAAACTAACTTATTATGAAACTCTTCTAAAAAAATATATTTCTCAATGAAAGTTATAACTTTAACATTCGCCTATGATATAAGCAAATTATTTGAAATTGGTAGATTTTGGGCAAAAGATGTTTATATCGATAAAGATTTTATATCTGATTATTCTGCCGCATCTTATGCTACATTTTTACATACAAATCCGGATTTACAACTTCATTTATATACCGATGACATTGATTTAATTAGAGAAAAATTAAACCAATACAATGTAAATTTAAAAAATGTTGTTTATCATGATTATTCTGAAAAATTAAAATCATATGAAGGTAAATTAAAATATAGTTTTGATATTTTACATGATTTTATTATTGAGCAGAGAAGTAATAGTGAATACACGGTTAAAATTGATTGTGATTTATCATTTCGTAACAAGATACCAATGATGGATAATACAAGTAAAGATATTTTAGTTTGGAAATATGAAAGAATGTTATTTAACGGTGACCCTAGAATGGGTGAAATTAAATCATCAACGTTAAGTGTTGGTAACATTAATTATAAAATATTTAATGTTGGCTTATTGGGGATACCACCAACATTTGAAATCGATGAATTGGATGATGTGTATCGAAAAATGTCCGACGTTAATATTATGGATGTTTCAGATATAAAAGTAAATTCTTGGCATTGTGCTGAACAAACATCTAAAAATTGGATTTTTCATAAATACAATTACAATGTCATTGAATCATATAACTTTGTTAATCATCATTTTGAAACCAAAAAAAAATGTATCGATGACGCCAAATATTTATTAAAATGATTACAATAATAACTACAGGTAGAGATGATGATTACGGACATGGATTTTTAGATAGACTGTATTCGTCAATAAAAAATAATATAGAAATACTGCACAGTTACAGTATCGAATACGAATATATTATTTGTGAATGGAATCCGGTAAAAGAACCCCTTTTGTACCACGAAAAATTTAAAGAATTATTTGAAAAATATAATTTAAGAGAAGTAATAATTACAAATAGTGTTGTCGAAGAAGAACGGTTAAATCATAATATTTTTTATGAATATTTTGCAAAAAACGTCGGTGTTAGAAACGCCAAATATGAAAATATATTAATAATTAATTCAGATATTGTTATTCCTTCAGAATCCTTTTCAATTATCATCGATAACATTAAAAATGGTTTAGAAAAAGATAAATTTTATAGATTAGAGTTCAGAGAACAAATAGATAATGATTTTAATTTTATTAAGATAGAATCTGTTTATCACCCGTCTAATCCTGATTCAGTAATATGTGGATATTGTTCTGGTGATTTTTTACTAACAAATAAAAATAGCTTTGTTGAATTTGGGATGGGATATGACGAAACAAATTTTGCTCATAGAACCATTTCACAAACAGGTATGGATGGTGAAATATTATGGAATATGTACAATAATGGTATGAGAATAAAATTAATTCCGACTAAGTATATGCACATAAATCACGGTAAACCTAACCCATATGATAATTACTATAATGATAAAGGATATATAAATAAGAGTAATTGGGGGTTTATTGATTATGAACATGATGAAGTTTCAAATAAATTAATGATTATAAAAAAATGAAAAAATTTATAGTAACAACAACAATTAATAAACCTACCGTAGCGACCTTAAAATTTGCGGAAATATCAGACAGAGATAATTGGACTTTTGTAATTGTAGGAGACACCAAAACCCCACATGATGAATATGAGAAATTGGTTTCATCGCATAATAATGTTGTTTATTTATCACCAATCGAACAAGAGAAGTTGTATCCCGAAATCAGTAAATTAATTGGTTGGGGTACAATACAAAGAAGAAACATTGGGTTCATCTATTCATACCACAACGGCGCAGACATTATGTCGACCATAGATGATGACAACATACCATATGATAATTGGGGTCAAAATAATGTGGGTAAGGAAATTGAAGTTGACCTTTATGAACCACAATTAAATGTATTTGACCCATTGTCAATTACCCGAGATAACTATCTGTGGCATCGAGGTTACCCAATCGAATACTTACAAAAAAGATTTCAAGTTGAGTACAAGGGTAAAATAAAAAGAAAAGTATTGGTTCAAGCGGATTTGTGGGATGGTGACCCTGATATTGATGCATTAGCAAGACTAACATATAAACCAATCGTTAAATATTCTGACGTGGCTCACCCATATTGTTCGAATAAAATATCACCATTTAATTCTCAAAATACGTTTCTTGATAGGTCTGTGATTCCCGTTTATTCGGTTTTACCATTTATTGGTAGAATGGATGATATTTGGGGGGCTTACATACTCCAACACTATTTTCCCAATTCTGTGATTTATTCACCCGCCAGTGTTTATCAAGACAGAAATTCTCAGGATTTAATTACCAACTTAGAAAAAGAAATCATTGGGTATAGAGATACTTTAAACCTGATTAATAATTTAGAGAATTTTGAAAAAATAATACCAAAAGAGACACTTAATTTTTATAATTTATACAAAAAACAATTTTAAATGAAAAAAGTATTAGTACTAGGGGGTGGAGGTTTTATTGGTGGTCACCTTGCAAAAAGATTAAAGAATGAAGGAAACTATGTTAGAGTAGTTGACATAAAAAGACACGAATACTTTGACGAGAAGGACTTTTGTGATGAATTCATAGTTGGAGACCTAAGAGACCCTAAAGTTGTCTCAGAATCAATTGATGAGGGTATGGATGAAGTTTATCAACTTGCTGCTGACATGGGTGGTGCTGGGTATATTTTTACCGGTGATAATGACGCGAATGTGATGCACAACTCAGCGTTAATTAATTTAAATGTTGTCCATGAGTGTGCTAAGAAAAATGTAAAGAAAGTTTTTTACTCATCATCGGCATGTATGTACCCCGAACACAACCAACTTGACCCTGATAACCCAAATTGTGAAGAATCTTCAGCGTATCCCGCGAATCCCGATTCGGAATATGGGTGGGAAAAATTGTTCTCTGAAAGGTTGTTTTTAGCGTTTAATAGGAACTATGGATTGGATGTCCGTATTGGTAGATTCCACAATATCTTTGGTCCTTATGGTACTTGGAAAGGTGGTAAGGAGAAAGCGCCAGCGGCAATGTGTAGGAAAGTTTCCGAAATGTTGGATGGTGGTGAGATTGAAGTATGGGGTGATGGTCAACAAACTCGTTCATTTTTATATGTTGACGAATGTGTTGAAGCAGTATTAAGACTTATGAATCAAAATGAATTTTTAGGTCCTGTTAATATTGGTTCGGAGGAAAAAATTACTATAAATGATTTGGCCCAAATGGCGATAGATATCTCAGGAAAAGAGATTTATATAAGAAATATAGGTGGGGAAGAATTTAAAGAAAAGTATGGTTACAAATGTCCTGTCGGTGTACGTGGACGAAACTCAGATAACAAACTTTATTTGGAAAAAATAGGATGGGTTGTTAATGAACCATTATACAATGGTATGGTAAAAACCTACGAATGGATTCAAACAATGGTTGAGAAATAAAAAAGGGGGTTATTGACCCCCTTCTTCTTTTTGAATGTATTTTAATATTATCTCTACCGCTTCATTATCATCTTTGAAATCTTTCTGCGGTGCGAAAAAAGGTCCCTTACCAGTATCATCTTTTTTAATGTAGAAAGCCGGAAGATACTCGTTACCCGTTTGGTCAATAACTTTATTCCACAATTCTTTATTTTTACCAACCTCAATTTCTCTAAATGGTAGAGATTCTTTTTGTAATCTTTCTTTCAGGTTCTTACAACTACCACATCCTTCTAATGTGAATAATAATAATTCATTTGCCATATTAAAGTGAATTTAAGACTTCTTTGTAAAAAGTGTCAGGTCTAACACCTGAAGTTCTTGATACCTCATTATCCCCATTAAAAATCATCACTGTGGGTACAGAGCGAACACCGTATTCTTGTGAACCTTGTTGATTTGAATCAACATCAACTTTGACGAATTTAACGTCGGGGTAGTCATGTTGTAAAAGTTCTAATCTTGGTAATAACATTTTACATGGTCCACACCAAGATGCGTAAAAATCGGCAAGTACTTTCTCACCATTTTGTTTCATTTCATTTAGTTTTTCAACTGTTACTAATTCCATTTTTTTAATTGTTTTTAAATCCTATTTGTATTTTATTTTCAACTCGAGCCAAATCCTCGTCAATATGATAAATATCCGCAAGACTTGTTGGTTTGTCAACTGTTTTTGTTTTACCTAAGTGTTTTAATAGTTTGTTTGAATTCTCAACACTAAGTGGTGTGAATTTATGTTCACAGATTAACCTACCTTTCCTTAAAAGTGCCTTATCAATTTTCTCTTTTTTCATATTGAACGTGGCAACAATTTGAATGTTTAGACAGTCACCTAAAATTCCATCGGTTATGTTTAATATATTTGATACACCAGCGGAAGAACCGTTTATCTCTCTGTCAGAAATTACTTTTTCGGCGTCCTCAATAATTAAAATGGAATTTTTATGTTCCATTAAAAATGGTATAATTGAGGGTTCTGATAAAGATTCCGCCATAGAAGGTGGTATGAACAAAATCTCTTTTTCTTTTATTAGTCTTGTGAGGTATTTTATATAGGATGTTTTTCCTGTACCTGGGTCTCCGTGAAAAAGAATAATACCTTTATCATTCATGTTGTTCAATCTTTTAACTATGGTTTCGTGAATTTTAGAAAATTCTTGACCATAATTTAATTCCACATCAACATCAGGTACGTTCAGTTCATAATCTTCAGTGTCCATGTGACCATGCTCGGACTTAACCAAACTAATACCACTTTTCTTCAAAACCACTTCAAACTCCGATATTTTTTGTACATCAAAATTTGATTCAAAACTACCGTTTATGAGTGTATAATAACATTCGATTTCGAAAAGTAAGGTGTCTTTTTCGTATTTTGATTTTAACAATACTCCGGTTTTATTCTTATCATTGAATAAAAGAGTCTCAGTATTTAATTTTTGTGCTCTTCTTCTGTTTACCGTATTTACTTCGGTCAATAGTGTAAAGCCATTTGATATCAAATATTCTTTGATATCAGGTTTATAGGTCTTCTCCATCTTATATAATGAAGGTATTTCATCAAACATGTGTAAAAACAATTGATGAACTGGTATGTCATTACCATAAGAGGTTTCATAAATAAAATAATTTTCTGGCGTCTTTCTCATTTCTTAAATATAAATTTCAAATCAGTTGATTCATAAAAATAAATTCCCTCGTACTCACTATCCTCAACTTTTTTGAAAATCATCAGTGATATTCTTAAAAACTCAAGTTGTTCTTGTGTTAATTGTGGTTCCCCCATTTTTCTAAAATTGTTTTCCGCAACTTTTAAAATACCACTATAAAATTCATCTTCATTTAATTCAGACAAAAAGTATTTTCTGGCATCTTCATTATTTTGAAAATAATTTTTTATTGTTTGCAAATATATTAAACTTTCAGGGGAAAATTCCATTTTTAATAATTCATAATCAGTAATTCAATACCCTCATTTTGAGTTCCGTCTTTCTTCGCAGCTGCGGCCTTTTTAAATGTTTCTTTGGCCCATTTAAAACCAGTTGGTTCAAACATCAATAACTGTCCGTTTTTACCGACCCCAACCCCATTTTCGGGAAACCATTCGTGTAGTTGTTTAAACTCGTAATATGATAAACTAAACTTACCTTGTATACCTTTAAGAGTGTTTGCTAATCTTTCGTGGTCGTTACTATCAAAATCGTGATTGGAGTAATAGTTTTCTGTTTTCCAATATGGTGGGTCCATATAAAAATAAGTTTTCGGTGAGTCATATTTCTCAACGACTTTTTGGAAATCCATATTTTCCACAAATGTGATTCTATCTAAATGCGCCCTATATTCAGGATGTTTTAATTTATCCATGAATATGAGGACCTTACATCTATACTTACCCTTGTAATCGGTGTAACTAGATGTTTCGGGTTTTGAACCTGAGAATACTTGGGTTAATACATAAACATACTTAGCGGCAACATCGAAATTTGGTTCGTCACCAATGACAAGTTCATTATCAAAGACTTCTTTTTGATAAGTTCGAAACATTTGTTCATACTCAGGTGGTGTGTCTTCAACACCCAATTGTTGACAAGGGTATTTTGATAACTCTTCCCACAACCTATCGTAGTGTTTTGCACATTTAAAAAGATTTGCGTTCAAACGATTAAAGTCATTATAAACCACGGTTTTAAGATTAGGGTACTTTTTAAGGTCCATATTAAAAAAGACCCAGAACATACCCGAAAACCCCTCTACGTAGGTTTCAATGTCGTTAGGTATGAATGGAACAATCCATTTACCGATTCTAGCTTTTCCTCCGATGTATGATATCATTTATTGTTTTAAATTTTGCGTTATTCTTCCTCTAACTATAAAAATATAAGAAACTTTTTTTGAAAATGGAAATCCGATTGAAACTTTTATTTTACCGGTTCGGATTTAGTTTGACCGCCTTTCTGTCTTTTTCTTCTTGCGGCACAGTGTGCTTTTTGAGAAAAACCTTTTGGGTTGTTACAGTCAATAGTCTTCTTATATTTCATTGACCATTTTTCCACCACTAAATCCTCTAATAATTCCATCAATTTCATATTGATAAATACTTATTTATTACTTATTTTTTATATTATGGGATGTTCAAGTTGTAAACAAAAGAAAGAAATAGTGGCACCAACAAAGGAGTCATTGGAGAGATTGGCTCAGAAAACCGAGAAAGTTGTATATTGGGCGTTTGTTGTGTGGAGTGTCTTTGCTGTTTATGGTATATACAGTTTCATTAAACTCTTTCTATGAAGAATGGGAAATATTTTATAGTTCTTTTTTGTAACAAAAAAAGAGTCAAGATTTTATACAGGTGTCAAAAAAAGGCAACTGTGTACGACTATTGGCATGAATATAAAACAGAAAAGAAACCAAGGTTTGTTAAAACACAAAACAGAAAAAGAAACAATGAGGTTGTTTACGAGTTGGCATTAATTTTCCCAAATAATAGGTGGGCAACAAAGACTTTTGTAAAAGATAGTTTAGGTCGTTTGATTGAAGCAAAATATGAGGACGATAAATTCAGGATAAAAGAAATAATTCCGTATTGGAAAGAGGAACTAATATACGACCTACAGAAAAAGACAAGAGTTCGTTATCATGAAATATTGGAACAAATAATGTCTATAAATGAGATTGGTCAAATATTCACATTGAACAATAAATTATTTGTTCAAAACGACGACAATATACTTTTGTTTGGAAATAAAAATATACGTGATTCAAAAAGACTGTTTGAATTAATCAGAGAAGATGTTCTGAGAAAGAAGAAGGGTAATTTTATTTTTGTGAAGGATGTGTCAACAGCTCAAAGAAAAATACTTTATCAATTACTTGAATCGAAAGGGTTTAAAAAATCAGAATTGTTTAGGCACTATTCTTATTAAAGATAATGTCCACTTCCCCAATCTTTATTGTAAAAGTTTTATCGGGTTTTGACATCCTACCATTTTGTTTTCTTGATATGTAATCAAAGGTTTCAAAAAAGGCATCCTTATTCAACTCAAAAACTAACGTATTTGATGTTGCATCCAAATTCATTTTTTCAATTAAATCGGATATAATGGCTAATTGATTTATTAAATCACCCTTTTTTTCCATATCCAAAAATTATCGATAACTTTTTAAAAAATGTAAGTTTTTCTTTTTTTGGGGCTTCAAACATTTTGGTTTTATCCAACTTTTTGATTTCCTCAATCATTTGATTCTTGTGGGACTGTATCTCCTTGGAGTCCTTCTCCGATTCTCTCTTCAACCAATCTAATCCCTGTTGTATTCTCTTGTTTTGCATCCTCAATAAATGATATATCTTTTAACTTATCAAGTGACTGGTGTTGAAACAATACTTCCAACTCTTTAATTTTTTGTTGTAGTAGTTTTTGTTTCTCCTCCATTTCTTTATTCGTTGTGATTATTTCTTTAGCGCAAGAAAAAACTACATCGTATCCATCTGCAGTTGCGTTACTTATCAAAGAAACTAAAGTGAACTTCTCATTCTTGTCTTGTACTTTGTATTTAATGGATTTATATAACGAAATAATTGACTCGATTTTCCAAGTTGCAGGAAGTTTAATGTCTAAACTTACGTTATTATCTATTTCCCTTAAGGAAAAAAAATACGGTCTTAGATGTCTTATATTATCAAACATTTGGCCACCTGATTATGAATGTTATTATATATGATATTGATAGATAAAGAAAAGTCTTATCTACCTGTGAAAGTTGCATTATAGATGGTTCATCAGAGAATAGTTTAATCACAAACTCTGAAACAAATCTAAGTAAGTATACTATACTTAAAACCATTAAAAATACTAAAATATTAAGCATCATGTTTTTTTATTTCTTGTAAAAGTTCTTTTCTGTAAAGAGGAATGAGCTCCTTTATTTCTTGAGCATATTTTCTTGCTCTAATAGATGCACTCCTGTTACCTTTTTCGAAAACTTTAGTAGTGTCAACAGACATTCTTTCTACCAAGTCTTTGATTTTTTTAAGTGTGTCCATTTTTCCGATTTTATATATAGTATACGGAAAATAAACTACTTTTTCAAGTTTTGTTCGAATAATTTATAAATTTCAGTTAGGATGTCTAATTCAGACCTTGACTTACGATATCTGAAATCAAATAATTTGTAAAAATATTCAGATATTCTTGTTTCTTTTTCTTCGAATTTCACAAAATAATATGCCTCAAAGAAAAAGTTCCACATGTACTCATAGTGGGTACCCTTCTCCTTGAAGAATATTTTTTCTTTATCAAAATTTGTGATTATTCTATTCCAACACCAATTAAAGTGATTTCTTTGGTCCAATTCGTCATAAAGAACGTCGGCACCCAAAAAGGTATCATCAACTAAATTGTATAAAGAGGATAAGAAATCATAAAATAATATAATCTTATCTCTGTTGATGTTGTAGGTTCTATACCAAATGTCTATTTGATGTCTATATTTTTCAGATATATCTGACTCAATATATTCTTCTCTATTTTCCATAATCCTCATTAATTATAATATAAGGATAAAAGAAAATAAAAAAAAGAAAAATTACTGAGTACTTTCGTCGTATCCTATGATTTTTTTCATTCTCGAGATTTCCTCATTCACAATTGAAGTCATAGTGGTTTTAGATTCGTTCACCGTTTTAACTTTTAATGGTTGAACTCCTCTTGCTCCGTAGAATGCTTCAGGTGTGTCTTTCTCTTTTTGTTTTTTTCTTTCAGCCGATTTACTTAAATTCTCTCCCGTTTTTGTTTTAATTACATTTGCAGCATCTTGAGAGTTACCCATAGTTGGGTCACCTTCTAATGCCATTTTTAATCTTTTCTTAAATCCTTCAGATGGTTCAAAATCGTAATCTAAATCCAATAATGTACCACCTTTCATGTTATCGTCAATATATTCTTCTTCCTCTTTATTTGGGTTCACAGCCATCTTATCACCCTTACTAATTTGATTAGGGAATTTTGGATTGTCATTACCATCAAAAGAAGATGCTTTTTTCAATTTATCTTTAACTAATTTCATTGCGTCATCACCATCTTTTTTAGTACCACTTTGAGCTTTTTTGGTAACTTCTATACCTGGTATTGCCTCACTCAAATTTTTCTTAGAGTTCACAACCATTTTTTTAATCAATGAAACTAATTCATTTTCATTAAGTCTAAGAACTGGTTTTTTAGATTCATACATACCTGTTCCACATTCGTTACACATACCTTCTTCATTCATTGGTGAACCACATTCATTACATGTTTTCATTTCACCCTCATTAGTGTCAATATCTTTGGTTAGAGTCACTTTGTGCATTTTACCACTTCCTTTTGGGAATTCAAACTCTTTTTTACCAGCATCTTTGGCTTTATCGGCAGCTAATATGAAAGCGTTAGATTCTTCGATATCGGAATCCTCTTCCATGTAACCTTGACCACACTCCTCACAAGAACCTTCCATTTCTTCAAGTTCTGACCATGATTCGTCAACATTATATTTTTTACCGTTAAATTTAAACTCTTTTAAACCTTTATCTTTAGCGGATAAAATGGCCTCTGCCATACCTGATACTGTAGTTTTTTTCATTTTGTTTGTTTCTTTGTTTTTTTCTAATTCTTCACCCATTTGGTCTAATTTATCAATCATTTCATTTGGTGAACCATATTTTACTTTTTCGATGATAAACTCCTTTTTAGGGTGTTTCTTCTTATAAATATCCAAATGTTTCATTGCAATCTCCTCGGATTCGAATGATTCAACAGGTTCTCCTTCACAAGTGATTTGGAACATCTCTTTAGAATCCTTATTCTCATTAATGATGGCTCTTTTAACCTCATTAAATAATGATTCTTCTATTATATTGGATATATTCATTTTCATTTACTTAATAAATATCTTATTTATTTCATTTATTACTAATTTTTCTACCTCAGAGTATGGTAAACCTAATTTATTAGATACTTTTTTAACTGATTCTTTTAATTCCTCGGATTCAAAAAAATCTAAACTCTTGATATCCCCTTGATTACAATATGGGTATCTTTTACATTTCTCTTTTACTTTAACATACACCCCACCAGGACCACCCCATTTAGGGAAATTTTTGTCCTTAACGGCACGGCTTTTTAAAATACTTTTAGGTCCATTAATTTTCAATGGATTTGACCTACCCGAACTAAATGAAACATCGTATTGTCCTGAAGAGCTAGCGTCGGTAATTTCACTTAAATCACCCTCAAAATTGTGTATTTTATTGATTTTTCTTTTTACGATTGGTCCACTACTAAATGCGCCCTCAAAAGAACCTGATGCTCCCGCATCCATAGCTTCTTTAGTTTCAATTTGTTTTAATTTAATATAGTAATTTGGGTCCTCACTTAGATGGTCCATAGCTATTTCTTTAGCCATTAACTCATTATTGGTGTGTTCCTTCTCTACTTTAATTCCTTTATCTAATTGTTTTTTTAAGAACTTAACCATATCCTCGATATGGTAATATCCTTTCTTATCATGTTTTTTTGCAATGTCTTCTAAGGACATTTTATCCGATATTCCACCTTTTAGTTTTTCCATTATCTCACACTTTTTAGTGGGGTTTCCCAAAAAGATTTACGTTGCCATAGAGTTTTAAATAACTCAACAACAACCTTTGATGATAGGTCAACTATTCTTTCATCTACTGACCTAGCACCAATTTCTTTTTGTATTATTTTCATAACAATATTATGTGCTTGAGTGGTTTCAAGAAAGTCTTTCATTTCCTTTCTCGCGATTTTCTCAATTTCTTTTATGTCAGTATTTGTTAAAGCCATTATGCACTCATTCTATCTCTAATTAATGGCTCCATAGCCGTGATGAAAGTAGGTTCAAATTTTCTAAGTTTTTCCAACATATCCATTGTTTCATCATCAAGAAGTAACATATCACCATTTAGATATAAACCACTTCCCTCACCTGAAATTAATACAAAATTTATTTCTAAATCCGGTATCTCACCATCGAATCTGATTTCAGTTTCTGTTATGGTAATCCCTGGTTTCAAATTTGCAATTTGTGAAACTTGTTGTCTAAAAGAATCAACTATTTGTGAAATACTTGTTTTTTCTTCTTGTTTCAGTTGGGTATCTTCTTTGTCCGTAGATAATAATTTTACGTCCACATCATTTACGACCTCAATATTGTCATATTGTTTCTTTTCCGCGGAATTGTCAACACTTTGTGTGTTATCAGTCGGTTGTTGAACCTCCTCTGTTTCTTCGGTAAGTGATTTTTTAGCGTATACCGTTTCATTAAGAGACCTTAATGTTTTCAACATACCTTTTATATCATCGTACCCTGTATTTTTACTATTGTTCATTTTTAAAAATTAGTCTAAAATTAAATGATGGGTTTATATCTGTATAAATATTTGAGAAATTGGATTTACACACAACACCATTAAATTTAATAGCACTTTCTAAATATCCCTGAGAGGGTACAATTTGTTTTGGGATGTTATGTAAATCACAAATGTGTTCACATAGTTTGGATATTACCGATACTTGGTCATCATTATACTTGTCCCAGAAATAGTAGTTTCTCCAATTTCTAAAGAACGGTTCGCAACGATATGGGTCACCAATCCAATTGTGCATGAAACCGGTAACCGTGTTTTTATTCAACCAACCAAGATTTTCGACCGCAATCTTTATGAATTGCTTATCGATATATGGTTCGTCAAATGTATTTGAATAATAATTGGTATCAAAAAGTTGGTAGACTGTACCTAACTTAGTTACAATAAAATGTGGAATTTCATCATACTTACCGCATTTACGGTATCTTAGTTTATTGATGAAATCGTCGGTTCTTCTACTTGTATCGTAAAGTAATATTTGACTTTTTTTCGTTTTCCGACGAACAACATTTAGAGTTTTACTATCTAAACCTTCTACGTTGTGTATTTCCAACATTTCTAGTTAACTTTTTACTGATAACAGAAGAAATGTCGTTGTCTTCTGTATTATTTATTTCCGAATTGTCCGAACCATAGTTTTCCAACGAGTCCACCTCTGGTTGGAATTCTTCTAATTTTTTTTTTCTTCCTCATTGGGAAGTTCTTCTATTGGTTCGTCAATAACTTGTAGTTCTTCCACAACTTGTGGTTCATCGATAACAGGTTCTTCGTTGTGTAGAGATATCTCTTCAGTGTATTCTTGTACCTCCGTTGGTGTTACAATTGTTTCTTCAACAATATGTTCTTCCTCAACAACTTGAATTTCTTCTATTGGTTGCTGTGGTTCAACAACTTGTGGTTCTTCAATGACTTCAGGTTCATCAATAACAGGTTGTGGTTCTTCTATTACTTGTGGTTCATCAATAACAGGTTGTGGCTCTTCAATTGGTTGTGTCTCTTCGATAATTTGAGGTTCCTCTATTACTTGTGGCTCTTCAACAATCTGTGGTTCTTCAACGGGTTGAGGTTCTTCTGTTACTTGTGGTTCTGAATCGTTATTTATTAAATGGTCCTCAATCAAAAAAACATCATCAATTTCATTTTTATCCTCTTCTTCAGTAATTTCAGGTTCCTTATCTTTAGGTTGTATATTCCTGTTAAGGTACTTCTCAAGTAAATCTAAATCTTCCTGTTTTAATCTCACTCGAGAAACTTCACCCACAATATCTTTAGCGTCTACAACCGGTGTTTCTTCACCAACGGGTTCGGGAGATTCTTTCACCACAGGTATTTCCCCTACATTAGTGTTTTTTTCAGTCTGTGTGAATTTCACTAACATGTGTAAGAATGAAAGTGATATAATTGGTAACATACCTCCAGCGAAAAACGCTAAGAATCTCTTATGACCAACCATATCTGCAGGGTCAACACCAATGTATTCTAAGAGTGGTGAAACTAACTCAACCCAAGAGATAAACGCTTGACTTGTTATGTCTATATAAGAATACGCAAAATAAATGTTACCAATAAATTGAATCAAGGTAACAATACCAAATGGGAAGTAAACTTTTTTTCCCATATCGGCAGAAATGGCAGCAAGTGCCGATAATGCGGCAATCTCAATACCGATTGAAAGGTAAATTGCCCAACTCAATGGGTTTGAAATACCATACCATTTAGTTACGTGTGAAATTGAAACTAATGCAACAGTTACAATCGGAATTAAAAACGCAGATATTATTAATGTTTTATAATTTTTACTGAACCAATTTTTCATTTAATACTATTTTCCAACTTTGTTATTTCATTGTCAATTTGTGTTTGACGAGTTACGTCTAATATTTTTCTATCAGTCGCTTGAATCATTCTTTTTTCAGATTTCAATCCTTCAATTCTCAATCTAACATCCATTTCTTCTTTTGTGTAAGTTGAGTCTTTGATTGATTCAATTTCTTTTCTCATTTTTGAAAGTTCTCTTCCGTCACCGCAACTTTTGAATAAACCTAAAAGTGCAATAACTAAAACGATAATTGTGAAATTTTTTTGAATAAAATTTTTCATGTCTTTTTTTTATTTATAAATAGTTTAATAATCCGTAACTGTCGTTACGCAATTTCTTTAAAGCCTTATCACGTAGTTGTCTAATCCTCTCTTTAGTACAACCAAACTCATCACCTAAATCCTCCAAGTTCATCTCAATACCATTTAACCCGTAAGATTTTTCAATAATTACTTTTTCCCTGTCATCTAATATCGACAACATCATTGATACTCTTTTCTTGATTTCCTCAGCTGTGTTTAAGATATCTTCAGGGTTATCAGCGTTTACATTTATGATTGTGTCAATAAGTTGGTCTCCTTCTTCATTAATCTCATCATTAAGGTTTACACAGTGAGGTAGAACAATTTCTGAACCATTGTCTTCATAGTTGATGAAGAATTGGTCGTCAGCACTTATTTGTTCATTTTTTCTCCTCTTTTGATTTTCCTGAATGATGTTAGATGGTAAACGTATCATCCTTGAATTTTCATTCAATGATGCCATGATAGATTGTTTTACCCACCAAACAGCATAAGAAATAAATTTGTACCCACTGTTTGGGTCAAATCTTTCGGCTGCACGAATAAGTCCGATGTTACCCTCTGAAATCAAGTCAATCAAATCCATACCATTATTTTGATAGGACTTAGCGACAGTGATTACGAAACGTAGATTTCCAACTACGAGTTCGTTAAGTAAATCTTCTTTTTGTTTCTTCGGGAGATTCTTATTTTTTAGCTGTTCAAAGATTTCATCCTGTCTTTGGTGGGTGATTACCTTTATTTTGCGGATGTCCTTGATGTAGTTCTGAATTTCTTCAGTGTTGATTAGTAATGTTTTGGCCATGAATGTTCGGTTTGTGGTTCATGGGTAAAAATAAGGAAAAAATTTCAATTTTCAAAGCTATCCAAAAACTTTTTTTCGTCAGGTGTTAAACTTTCCAATCCTTGTTGTTCTATTTTTTCTAAAATATTGTCGAGGTCCATGGTTTCACCGGGCTCCCCGTTTTTACCCTTCTTTTCGTATTCTAATCTTAGAGAACTGTGTTCCTCACTTGGTTTGAACATGAAGTCCTTCATCTGTATTGGTAGATTTGCGCTGTATATACTTTCTCTTTCAAAAAGGAAATAAAATTTTACATCCTCCATAGAAATGATATTGTGCAATTCTTCAGAAAGTTCTTTTCTTGTAGATTCAGATTCAAATATAACAATTATACTTTTAGATGTATCTTCAATCACAAACCTAACCTTTGAAACCTTGGGGCTAACACCAAGAACTTCCAAACAAAAAAATTCAATGTCTTCGTGGTCTTCGAAATTGGCAAATAAAAATAAAAGATATGTCTTCATTAAATAAAATTACTGTATTAGTAAAAATACGGATAATATCGCAATTAGCCCACCCCCTACGAAATTTTTAAACTTGTTTTTTACCTTTTCTTTCTTGAGTTGTGTTTCCAAGTTTTTAGTGTGGTTTTCTAAGACCTGATATTTCTCATCTTGGGATTTAATTATCGTCAAGTAATTTTCTTCTTTCTTTTGCATTGTAACAATTACACTGTCCTTCAAAGAAACTTTTTCTTCTAACTTGATGATTTGTTCGTTCGCTAATTTAAGTTCTGCCATTGCAGAATCTCCCTTTAATAAATCTTTAGCAATAGATTTAAATGTTGAAACCGGTAAACATTTTACAGGTTCAGGAGTATTATTCTTTTTACTTGTATCTGTCTGAGAAAAAGCTATCAAGCTCTGGCTCAGTAAAATTAGAAACACGATTAATTTTTTCATGATATATTTCTTTAACGATTGTCTTTTGATTTTTTATTTTATCGATGCCATTATCCACCTCAATGATTTCCTTATTCAAGTCATCTATTTTGTCATCTAATAATTCTTGTTCCTTATACATCGTATTGATAACAACATTCAATGAATCAATCTTAGCCCTATCTTCGGGTGACATCCCAACTTTTGGTGTTAGAATAAACATCATCCAATATAGAATGAAAAGACCGAATAAAAATCCAAAAATAATTTTATAATTTGTTTTTACAAATTCAACAATCTTATTACTATTTTCTTTTGCGTTTATAAGTCTTTGGTCCATATAAATAAATATAGGTATTCATTATTTTTTCTTTCTGATTATTTCGTCGATAATCCCATAATTTAGGGCATCTTCAGATGATAACCATAAATCTCTCGAAGCATCTTCCATAACAACTTCAGATGGTTTGTTACAGTATTCACCCAATAAGTCAAACAACAATTTATTCAATTTCTCCCATTCTTTCATATTGATTTTAGCGTCCTGAATGTTACCTTCGAATCCACCTGATGACTGATGTAACATTGTTCTACTAAATCTAAGTGAACATCTTTTTCCCTTGGTACCCGCACCAAGAAGAACAGAACCCATAGAAGCTGCCATACCTGTATTAATGGTTCTAATGTCTGAGTTTATGTAATCCATTACGTCAACCATAGATAGTCCACTCTTAACCGAACCACCTGGACTATCAATGTGCATCGTGATATCTGTATTGTCGAGACTGTCTAAAAACATGAGTTGAGCTTGAACCACGGTAGACATGTTGTCATTTACCACACCAGCAACCCATATAATCCTTTCCATCATCAATCGAGAAAAAACGTCCATGACCGTAACGTTCATTTGTCTTTCTTCTAAGATGTATGGAGTTAGACTATCCTCAACTTGTTTGTTGTAGTGGTGTAAATTCAACCCACTAATACCTTTGTCCTTCGCGAACAAACCAAAATCTTTATATAATTTAGAGCTCATATTGTTAATTTGTTTAAATCTAAGAAATAAAATTGATATTACGAAATTTTAGGTGTAACAAAATCCACAGAACTTATGTTGTTCTCTTTTTTAACCATAACCAAGTTATCAGACCAGTTTCTAATTAGTGGGTTATGTGATATTACAAAAATATGTTCGAAGTAGTCTTTGATTTTCTTAAAGAATTCACCAACCATTTCTAAATTTTCATCAGCAATTTTACCAAATACCTCATCCATCACAACGATGTTTGGTTTAGGTAATGATGATATTTTAGTAAGTACACTTCTCAAAGCCAAAGACGATATAGTTCTTTCATATCCTGAACCCGAAGCGAGAGGTTTAACTACCCTTGTTTCCGTGTCAATCATAATGAACTCAACTTCATTCCTTTCATTTATATTAAGTTCTAAGATGAAATGACAACTATCCACCAACAACCTATATAACTCTTGATTTATTAATGGTACCATGTTTTTCAAAATAACTTTTGAGATACCGTTTTTACCAAAAACTGTTAGGTATACCTTAAAAATAGATTGTGTTTCGTTTTCAACCTTTATCTTGCGAATCAACTCTTTGTTTGTTTCAATTTTTTCTAAGAGTGTTTGGTTTTGATTTTTCAAACGCTCCACACCACTTGAAAAAGTTCTGATGTTAGCGTTTAAGGTCTCAATTTGCGACCTTAAACCAATTAACTCTCCATCTATTTTTTGGTTCTCATCTAACTTTTGTTTGTTGCGGTCAAAATTATCAAGTTTGACTTGTAACTTATCGATTTCCAACGTTTTTTGTTCTGACTCTAAATCGTATTTAGTTTTACGAAGTTTGTTTTTTTCGTATTCGTCAAATTCTTTCTTTAGATTGGAGTATACTTTCTCAGATTCAGTTAAATCATCGTATTTTTTTCTATTTGCAATCTGAATATCTTTAATAGAAGTGACTAAATCTTTTAATTTTTGAATCTCACCGCTGTGGTCAACGTCCTCTAATGCTCTGTTACAAGTTGGACATATTTGACCATCCTCCAATTGTTTAATTAACTTCTCGTTTCTCTCAATTGATTCCGCATTAACCCTACCTTCAACAATAAGACCATTCATTTCGTCCTTTAATGTTTGGTGTTCATCCTCTAAATAATATTTGGATGGTTCTTTAACATCAACCGACTTTGAGTTTTCAATTGCAAGTTGCTTTTGTTTATTTAACTTGTCAATATCATATTTTATTTGGTCGACATTGGTTCGTATTAAATCTTGGTCAATGTCCGTATTTCTTTTTGATAACAATTCATCTCTTTTATTTTCGGAAGCCTTTAAGGTAGTTTGTGATTTTTGTGTTTCACTTTCCAATCTCAATATTTCCAATTTGTTTTCCTCAATACCCTCTTGAAACGAAGTATTTTCAGTCTCTAAATCATTTATATTATATTGATTTGAAATTAATTTTTTACTCCATTCACTCTGAATTGTTTTACAAATTTCTTCCTTCTCTTTTAGAATTTCTAATCCTAAAAATTTCGTTAGTATTAATCCTCGAGATGTTGGTTTAGATTCAATTAATTCTTCTAAATTATAACCGGTTGTAAGGATAGTAGAAAGGAAATCTTCCTCAGTTCCGATTGCCTTAGTTATAAAATCTTCGGTCTCTCTACGTTGTTCACCTGTTAGGTTTTCAACGGTACCGTCTTGATTTACTTTGTAAAATTCTAATTTATTGGTGACATTATAGTCCCCACTTTTTGTCTTTTTACGAAAACTTGACCTTTCAATTACATACTCCTCATTATCGATTGTAATGTAACCCTTAACCCTAACCTCGTCATTATCACTAAATCTGTTGAATATCTCTGAATTGGTTTTAGTTTTTGTTGTTTTATTGAAAAACAAATACATCATTAAATCAACTGTAGCTGTTGACTTACCACCAAAATTTTTGGGTGTTGATTCTACAACAGTAATGCCGGGTAAATTAGTAAAATCAATTTCATTATTTTCACCGTAGGAAAGAAAATTAGAAAATTCAACCTTTTTAATGTACCATTTGGTGTATTTTATTCTGTCTCCATTTTTACGTATAAATTCTTCATTTACTTTGTTGTCGAGATTATACAGTCTATCCAAAGAAACGTTGATTTCATTTTCCTCAACGAAATCCTTCATTAATGTTTTTTGGTATTGGAAATCAGATATGTTCTCGGTTATATCTAACGACGCCAGTTTGGTTTGGTCCTCGTTTGTGATAACCTTGGTAATGAGTTGAACATACTTTGTATTATATTTTTTTTGGAAATATGACTTAACCCTGTTTAATTTTTCAGGTGTAAAATTTTCATGAGTATCCTGCCATGTTACTTTGATGTACGGATTTTTAAAGTCCGTCATTTTTTTCTTTGTAGTATCCATTTGTTGTTCTTTAGATTATAGGTTTGAACGTGTTCTTTTCTAAATGACATCCACTTCTCAATCTCCTCACTATTGTTTGGTTTAAATTCTGTGAAAAGTATTTTGTTTTTATTCTTTATTGATGTTGGTTTTATTAGTATAACTTGAGTGAAGTCCCTATTCGTCCTAAGAAACCAATGTTTGTTTTTGTTAGGTACCAGTGAATCTCCAACTTTATCATACCAATATTTTGATTTACGTATTGGTATGTTAACAGTCCTAAACTCTTCCCCACTTATAAAAGAATACTCATTTTCCCAAAAATCACCAATCCAACCACCTCTTTCCAATTCTACACCAAATGAATTATCATCGATACAAATTAAATCAATTGCTCTCAAATTTGGATGTGATTCGAATAAAATGTTAAAAACTTCTTTTATAAAAATCTTCGCAAAGTTTCTTACTTCGGTGTCATCGAAATTTCTTTTTATATAACCCATTTAAAATTTTTGAACTACCCATACGGGTTTATTTGTTGAATCTATTCTCTTCGAAAAATTCAACTATAGAGTTTATTGCCCAAACACTTCCGGCAGTAAACATACCGTCAAAAAATATTGATGGTAACCAATGCATTCCGAATTGTGATGTCAATCCACCAATACAGATTGAAAAGAAAAATCCAACCCATGTCGATGTACACAACATGCAACTTATTAATCCTGAAATAAATTTTCCTAATCCTTGAAAAGGGGCGAAATCATTTTGTCCCCAACGGTGAATGGAATCTCTGACCGAATCAAAAATTGAACCGTAAACAATAATTGTGCTCATTCCATAAGCAGCCATAATCCAAATAAAAACGTTTGTCATTTGTTAATGTATTTTATAAAATATAGGAAAAAAAAATCAATAAAAAAATTATTCATCATATAAAGACGACAAGTTACTATCTTTCATTAGTTTGCCCTTTTTACCTAAACCTTCAAGCGATTTTGTAATCGTATTTAGTTCGTCTTTTAATTTTTGGTTTTCTTCTTTTAATTGAGTAATCTCATCATCTTTAATTTTTAGGTCTTTTTGGAAAATATTTTCCATTTCTTGGGTTTTAGTGGAAAATTTTCTCTTTTCCTCCTCAAATTCTTGTTTTTGCTGGAAAATTTTTTGCTCGGTCTCCTCTTCATTGGTTATGTATACAACCTTTTCAACCGGCACTTCTTTAATTACCTCAACAACTTTTTCAATCGGTACTTCTTTGATTACCTCAACCACTTTCTCCACGATTGTCTCAACAGGAATCTCTTTGATTATTTCTTTCTCAATTATCCTTTCTCTACTGTTAAAACCAGGAGGTGATTCTCCATATTTTGTGATATTAAATCCCGTCCCAAAAACTTTTTTTGCAAATTTTTCGGTGTCGGTTATTTTGTTTAATTCACAATATCTTATGAATTCATCATCTAATGTTAAGTAGTTTTTCTGACTCATTTTCAATGTCTAATATATCAGATATGGAGAAGTGTAAAAATGGTTGTTCATTCTCTATATCGTAAGTATGGTACTCATTATTCTCGACATCGTAAATACCATATCCGTGGTAATTAATTGTCTCACCAAAATTTTGTTGAATTAACGAACCAATCATCACCGCCTTTCCTCCATTTGGTAACTCAAACATTTGTCTTTTATGAATATCTCCACAGAGTAGAAGGTCCAACCCAACGAAATTTAAAGGTGAGTATGCGTTCTCAAATTCAAATCCCAAATCGGTTGATAAACCTTGTATTGGTCCATGGAATAACCCCACCTGTAATTTGTTTTCATCCCTTTCAAAATCCGGTTTTTGATTGTGTTGATACAAAGAGTAAACCACCCAATTAATATTATCATCCTCATATACACCCGAGTTTTTATAGTATCTAATGTTATCACTATCCAACATCTCAACGATTGGGGTGATACTGTCTAAACGACTTACATTATTTTCTAAGAAATCGTGATTACCGGGGATTAAAATAACAGGACCTAACTTTTCATTAAGTTGGGTTAAGAACCATGATGTTAACATCATTTGTTCATTTGAGATATTAATTTTTTGATGTGCAATATCACCTGTAATTACAACTCTAACCTCATTATAGTCATAATCACCAATTCTCTCTTTAACATCATCAATAAACAATTTGAATTGTCTTTTGTACATGTCATGTAACTGAAAAGTTCTGATATGTAAATCAGATACGTGTATAATCTTCTTTATCATTTTAAATATTTTTTAACGTCCATCTGTAAAATTGAGTTGGTCATGTCAGGTGGTACTTTATACTCGGTAAATGTACCATTATCCTTCAAATGTGTAATAACACACCCAAGTAACTTAACATCAGAAAATTTACTACCCTCTAACATCTTTAATAGTAGTTTACCATACAATGGTAACTGTATGAAATAATGACTTAAAGCAGTGTCATAATAATTTTCAAACGGATGTAACATTTTTGATGTGTATGAGTGGATTTGAAAACTTTTTTCTTGGTTTGTCTTCCAATCTGTAACCACTATACCAAAACCATTTTTCATTTTATTCATCATCAACCACATTTTATCTGGTTGACCAACAAAACCTAAAAGTGGGTCCCCTAAAACCATCTCAGTATCTAATAAAACAGCACCTCTTTCGTGCATCAAGTCAATGAACTCATTACCCGCGGAAATCATATTGTCACCACGAGAAATTTGTTCATCATCACACTCAAAAATTGGTTGTCTAATCTCTTTGTAGTTCCCATACTTGTCAACCAAATCACTTTCCAACATGTAGTGAACTCTACTACCTAAGTTGGTAGAGTAATCTCCCGCCATTTTCCATTTTTCCAACAATAATTTGGTCTCATGTTCATCACCACCAGTCATCTGAGACGCTTTCGTCTCAGCATCAAATGGGATATAAAAGTTTTTAATCACTTTAGACACGGATGGAAAATTGTTTCGTAATTTTCCATCAGAATCTCTCATAAAATAAATGTGTTCGTCTTCATAGAACGTTAATTCTAATTCTTTTTTTCTTTGTTCAACACATTCTCTAATTTCTTGTGCAATTTCTGTTAAATTCATTCTAATCTAATTTAAATTCTTGATATACTTCCAAATTACCTTGTAAATCTGCGATGTCCTTGTCCTTTGGAAGTTTGACAATATTGACCCGACCTAATAGTTTACCACAATTAAGTCGATGGTATAGTTTTTCGGCGTCATCCCACGCATCACCATCCAAAACGATTGTTAGTTCACACCTTAAGTCATAAATTTTGTTGAAAAGTAAATCACTTATGTATTTACCTAACATTGGTATTGAGTTATCTAAAAATATTGAGTCAAAAGCACCCTCTACTAAATAAATTTTCTTATTCCAATCAATCAAACTCTCATTAAAAATTATGGTCTCTTTTTGAATATCGGGATTTTTATATTTTAACTTGGTTTTGGATAAAAATGAACGAGCGACAAAATAATTGATTTGTCTCCATTCATTGTAAGAAGGAATAATAATTCTATTTTCATACGGTCCACTAAACGCAAATCCTATGTTGTATTTTCTTATAATTTTATCGGTAACATTCCGTTTTTTAAGATAATACATCGCTTGTCTATATTGGGGGAGTAGTTTTACACCTTCACTCACATTGTTCAGTGGAATAAATTCCTTTGGTAACTCAACTTGTTTGTATTGTTTGACAGCTAACTCAACCTCATCAGGTTTTAAGAGTTCATATCTTTTCAAGTGTTTCTCGTTTCCATACTTTTTTATCAGTTTGTAAACCGACCCATGTGTGTTGTACATTTCGGAACAAGACCAACACTTATAAACCAACATCTTATAATTGATTTCTAAATTACCTTTACCATCACCGTGGTCTAATCCCTTAATTTCGTAGGAACATACGGGACAATCAAAAGCCAATTGACCTTTGTAATCATTGTGCATTCTACAATCACCAAGAATATCTTCGAGGATGTCTATTATAGGTTTATATTCTACAGCAAGTGATGACATAGATAAAGTATACGAAATAAAAGTTAAAAAAACAAAATAGCATAAAAAAGGTGGGGGTTGTACACCATAACCACCCACCTTATGTCAGAATACAAATGCTATTTTGACACTACTATTTATTGAATGAAATTCTTATTCAAAGTATAAGAAAACTTTTTTAAAAAACAAAATCAACTCTTTTGATTTTCGTTTTGCATGTTGACAAAACCAATTACCGCGGTTGCGGCATCACTCATGTCATAATTTTCTTTTTTCAATTGTCCATTTTTACCATACAACCATTTAACTTCGGGACATACCGTGTTTACGTTCTCCCAAATTATATGTTTTTTGTCGATGTCTTTTGGTAATCCACCAAAGAGTACATTTTTACCTTTGTCGTTTTTACCAACTAAACTTGGAAAAGCGTACTTCCTGGCATTGTATGTACTAATAAATGTTGGTACAAGACCCAAAATCTCATAACAAGATTTTAAAATCATTGTATTGTACCTTAATAAGGTACCAACGGTGTAAATGTTATTTGAATTTAGAAGTGGTTCTTCGATAACTACTCTAGTGATACCCACGTCTTTGTAATCCTCTAAGTGTTTTTTGAAGGCCTCAGCTTTCTTCAAGAGTTCTTCAATTTTATCCTCAGGTTGTGGTTTTATTTTAGGTGAGAAATGTGTCAATTCTAAAAGTTTAGAAGAATTAACATCAAAAAGCGCCCATCCGATGGTCTTAGTTGAAATGTCTAACCCCAAAATTTTGGGTGCATTCTTAAATTTTGTACTCATATAAAAATATATACGAGATATTCTTTGAATTGTAAAGCCTTAAAAATCTATTTTGACTGCAAACACTTGAGTTCCGCTTCTTTTTACAGGATTTGCGGTTTTACCAATAGCAAGAACTTCTTTATTCTCATTCAATAAAGCTACCTCGGTAATTCTCTTATCTTGTCCTGTGGTATATGTAGGGTTCTGTGTCACATTAAATTGACTAGCCGGTAAGTTGACCAAGAAATTCATTTTTTCAATGTCCATGGCTCTAACTAATTTAATACTACCAGGGAATGGTTGTTCGTCACCAAACTGTGGTGATGTCGATGGTTGGTTTGGAATATCTCCGATATATGATTCTAAGTCAAATATTGTAGTATCATTATCGTACATGTCAAATGTCACTTGGAAAGAATAATCAACCAAATTTGATGGATTAATTATGTTACCCACAGTGTGATTAGGTATGTACGATGTCATATCTAATAACTTCCATAGATTTGGTTCAGGTAAATCTCCGTAATTGGTTACTTGAATTAATAATTGAAATTGATTTGCAATGAATCCATTACTAAAATTACAAGTACTACCTGTTACCATGTTACCAAAATATCCGTTGGCGAACTTAACATAAAGTTGACACGGTGTTGTAAAATAGGTACTACCTGTTGTTGTTTCAAATTTGGTGTAGTAGTTACACGGTAACCCATTCATTTGGGTATCTCCCGTATAATTTAACATATAAGTTAACCATATTGTCTGTTCTGTCGAACCACTATAAAACGATTGAGACGCCGGTAAATCACTTGGTAATAAATTAATCTTAGGTGACGGTAAAGTATATTTTCTATTTGATTTATAGTCCATTACTGCAACCAATTCTTGGTCGTCGATTACGATTGTTTTATTGTTTACAAATACTTTACCAACCTTATTACCAAATTCGTCTAATAGATATCTAAACTTCACCTTTTGGTATGCGTTTTTCTTTGAACTAACAAAATAATCAACGGTATCCATGGTAAGTAACGCACCAATGGTTGTACCTGTATTTCTATGATATTGTATAAATGGAATATAAACCTCAAAGTATTCTAAATCAGTAATTGAGTTACCAAGAGAGTCTTCTAATAACGCTTGTGATTCCACGTTATTTGTACTCAAATAATCATCGTATTTATAAAACCTTTCGGGGTCATTTTTTAAATCACCTAATTCAGAATAGTGAATCACCGCGATACATCTTTGTTCTTCGGGCGTCACATTAATTAATTCGTTATATGAATTACGATACGCCGTAGGATTATCAATTGTTGTACCCGTACTTGTTGTAAAAGTTTGACCACTTGATGTAGTATAACCTAAGAATTGTTTGGTTGAAACATGTTTATTTGAAGTAAATCCAGTTATGTTTTCATCTAAACCGTTAACATCAAACCCTATTGGTTTCATCCCCCAAACCACATTCATTGTCCATGAATTCAATTGTTGTGATGGGTCGATTTCCGCTGCTTGACAATTTGGATTGTATGTAACAGATACGGGATATTCATTTTCACATGAATTACATACTACTTGAGCGGGACCTGTACATCCTGAAAAATTTGGTGTATTTCTATCTAAATAAAGTGTGTTACCAGTAACACCTGTGATTTTATAAACTAAACTATTTGTTTCACCTGTAATGACAGGGTGATTTGGGTCGTTACCACAAAAAGTACCAAAAACTATTGTAATAAATTCACAATCATTAAAACTTGAACCTGTCAATACTGTGACACTATTGTCGCCCGTCATTGCAGATAATGATATTTGTTGTGTTTCACACTCGACAGTGGTTCCTTCACAAACACTACCATCATATTCAATATATTCAGTAACAAATCCAGCGGGACCCATTACGTTTCTTAAAGTGTCTGTTGTTGATGATTGAATTGGAATACCGTAAACAGTAGAACCTGTGTTACTACTATCCAATTTGTATGGATATTTTATACCACCCTCTCTATCAAATGGTGCAAATACCATTTGGAATGGTTGTGAATCTAATCCTGTGAAATTGTCAAAAGGTGATGTGTAATCAAATTCAGAATCCCCAATTTGGAAATAGGCAATATTAAAACTACCCTTGGCGATAGAATTTCTACCCTTTTGAGTTATTCTAACTGATAAAAATTCCGAATTGTTATTACTTAAAAAGCTCATAGTTTATATTATAAATATTTTATTAACATTTTTTATTAAGGACAACTACCATAAGTTATTGTGTAATCAGCAATCCCTGGTGGTGGTATTGATGCGTCCGCCCATTGAACCGAGGTTATCGTACCACAAACACACCCACTATCACCTTGTACTATGTTTAAAGTTGTTGGTGAACCATTACAATCCGTATAGAAAACTCTTATAGTTGAAGAACCATTTGGGTTACCGGGTGTAATATTATTTACACCGTTACATTCACACGGTGGAGTTGAACTTGGGGTGGGTGTAACCGTTCTTGTTGGTGTAACAGAACTTGTTGGTGTAACTGATGAGGTTATTGAAGGTGTTATAGATGGGGTTACGGAACTTGTGATTGATGGAGTTATAGTTGGGGTTACACTCGGAGATGCTCCCATTGTTGAAGATGGTGTAACAGAATTAGTAGGTGTGGCTGTAATAGATGGAGTCACCGATGGAGTTGTACCCATTGTTGAAGATGGTGTTAACGAAGGTGTAATTGACGGTGTAATTGTAATAGACGGTGTGACAGAAGGAGTTACGCTCGGAGTTGGGGTTGGGCTACCCGGAACACTTTCGCAACATTCATCTAAATTTATTCTAAACACTTGTTCACAACATCCCTCACAGACTAATCGTACATACATTTCCATCAATGTTGCTGTTATACCTGTAATTTCACAAACATCACCTGTGGTCATTCCTGTACATGATGTAACTCCTGTTATGTTAGTAGAAGTCAATCCCGTATAAACTGAACAATTAGTATAATTTGAACCTGAATTAAATGAAATTTTTATTGCTTTTGGTGTTACCGTATCATTTACACAAGGACTTCCACTTGTTGATGATGGTGTTGGGGTAATTGTAACACTTGGGGTTATAGATGGGGTGATTGTAACTGATGGAGTAACAGATGGTGTAACGCTCGGTGTAACACTTGGGGTTGTGTTTGATGTTTGTGATGGAGTTGGGGTTAGTGAAGATGTTGGTGTAACGCTCGGTGTAACACTTGGAGTCGTATTTGATGTTTGTGACGGGGTAACAGTTGGGGTGATGGATGGGGTGATTGTTACAGATGGTGTAACTGATGGTGTAACACTTGGGGTAACTGATGAACTAACCGAAGGTGTAACAGTTGGAGTTGGGCTCGTTGTAACTGATGGTGTAACACTTGGGGTTGTATTTGATGTAACCGAAGGTGTAACAGTTGGAGTTGGGCTCGTTGTAACTGATGGTGTAACACTTGGGGTAACTGATGAACTAACCGAAGGTGTTGTCGAATTTGTTGGTGTAACACTTGGGGTAGTGGATGGTGTGACCGAAGGTGTTGTCGAATTTGTTGGTGTAACACTTGGGGTAGTGGATGGTGTGACACTTGGAGTTGGGCTAGCTGATATTGAGTCACAATTTTGATTGTCCTCACATCCACCATTCGCATAAACAAAAATATCTGATGGGTCACTGAATGTAATTGTTTGGTTATCAAAACACACACACTGATATACAGTACCCAATGGTGGTATAACACCTGAGGTTTGAAATTGGTTATAACAATCGGTGTATGAATATGTAACGGTATTACCGTTTAGACTTACAATTTGTTTACATACACAATCAGTACACAAAACTTGGGGTGATGGGGTAGGTGTGGGTGTTACTGAACTAGTGACTGACGGTGTAACTGATGGTGTTACTGATGGAGTAACCGAACTAGTAGGTGTTACTGATGGTGTTCTTGACGGTGTAACCGATGGGGTTTCAGATGGGGTTGGAGTGGGTGACGGAGTTTCTGTTGGGGTTGGGGTTTCAGATGGGGTTGGTGATGGTGATGGACATACTGGGCATTCTCCATATTCACAACTTGGAGCTTCAACCCATGTATTAGTATCATTTACAACACTTGTTGGGATAAAATCATTCAGTACTGCAATCCAACAATCGGTACCGTCATTGTAAACATTCCCTAAATTATATTGAAATCCACTTAAGGTTTCATAAACAGTCCCACCTTGTTCACAACATTTATTAAACTTATTTGTGGCGGTACACTGTGTACCATCATTCGAGAACGAACTATTGTTTGCGGTATATATAGTATTATTCTTGTAATAATATAGTGTTGGTGGGTAAGAATTAGAATCGACACATATTTCGTGACCACCTGTTAAAAAAGATTGTGTTTGTGGATTACCACTACAATCGTTATAATCAACAAATACACGTGAATTCCATAACGGATTTGTGTTACCCGTTGCGTTACCCGTGTCTAATGAACTTATGTTTAATGTTACTAAAAGACAGGCCATTTATTAAGTTATTTGAACAACGTTAACTCCAAAGGAACATGGATTATAACAATCACTACATCTTAAATCGACAAGCGCTAATTGATAACCACCTTGTAATTTGGTTGCAGGTTGTGGTACTGAGCTTATGTGTCCGTCACAGTGTTCTACAAATACAAACATTTGTGGAATTGTATTTAATAGATTTATATTAAATGTATATCCTGAGGATAATGAAATTAAACTTACGTTACCATTGAGATATCCAGCATCGTCAATATTGTGAGTTAACCCCGTGTAGATATAATACCCACTACAAGGAGTTTGACCAGAAAAATTTGATATTGTTATTTGATACTGTTTTAACGATGGCATATTTCATAAATATAAAAAATCATATTTTATAATAAAGTATTTTTAACAAGGACCCCCAATTGTACATACATAATTTACACCACTACCCGTTGATTCAAGAATATCATTTAGTGCACTTGAATGTGTGAAAAACCCTATAAACGGATTTGTTAATGATGTGTTAGTATATATTGCGGTGGATACTCCCGTCAATTCACTAACACTACAATTAGTATAAACTGTTGTTACTGTTGAACCAACACATGTACACGGACCACTACATGTCGATGAACACTGTTGTATTGTCCAAGATAGATATTGACAAGATGGTGTTGGGGTTGGGGTTAAAGTTCTTGTTGGTGTTGGGGTTGGGGTTAAAGTTCTTGTTGGTGTTGGGGTTGGTGTCGGAGTTGTTGTAGACGTAACTGACGGTGTTATTGTTGGGGTGACGCTTGGTGAGGGTGGAGGTGGTGTTGCACTCGGTGTAACAGATGGGGTCACACTTGGTGTTGGACTTGGACTAACACAAACTGTTTGTACATCGAAACACATTGTGTCATAACATGGGAATGCTTTACTATCGTGAGTATAGATATTTTTAATAATATATCTTCCCGTAGTTTCATCAGTCATTTTAATCCAATATTGGGTATCAAAAGACAAACCACTAATGGTTACATTATTTACGGTTAATCCCGTGTTTAATAAAGTAAAAGATGAATCAACTGTCTCAGGATAAGGTGATTCACCGGATTTATATCGAATGGAAAAACTACCATCCGAAACAATATTATATATTTTTACATTTAATCCCATTATTATGTCGTTACATCAGAAGTTATATAAATTATTAATGATGTTGTACTGTTAGGTATCAAATAAGTATCATTTATTGAACCCGTACCACAACTTGATTCGGTGTTTGTTTGTACTGTCACACCATTTCTAACTATAGAATATCCAACAATACTACATCCGTAACCTAACGCGGTACATCCTGAGGTTATACCTAAGGCATCCATGCTTAAATCAATTAAATCACCAACATGTGCGGTTGTTGTACCGCTATATGTACTAACAGGGAATGGTGTGTTCCATGTATAAAAAGTAGTTCCATTTTTTTGAATATTACCAAAAGTTCTTGAACATGAATTCAATTTTTGATGTTGGTAAATCAAGGATATTGTAATTGAACTTGGGGTTGGTGATGGTGTAATAGATATCGATGGTGTTGGTGTGATAGATGGTGTAACAGAAGTAGTTGGTGTAACCGATTGTGTAACGTTTGGTAAAGACGAACTTGGTGTTGGTGTGATAGATGGTGTTCTTGTGGGTGTTGATGAACGTGTGGGTGTAATTGATGGTGTTATGGTTGGTGTTTTTGTTGGAGTTGGGGTCTTGGTTACGGTTGGTGTTGGTGTTTTTGATGGTGTAGGAGATGGTGATGGTTGAGGTATCGGAGTTGCAACAAGATAATCAACCGAATTAGTACATGTACCAACACTTTGTATTGTTCCACCTGTTATCGAGTAACAAACCGTCGTAGTATAACCTGTTAACAACTGAGCATTTGTTATTCCTGTTGCGATTGTAACAATTGTTCCACCTGTTGTGACCCCTGAAATATTATATGAACCTGCTTGATTTAAAAAATAGATTTCTTGTAGTGTAAATGTATATTGTGAACAACCAGTTGGTATTGATGAGGGAGTTGGCGTCACCGTCATGGTTGGAGTGAGTGAAGGTGTTACCGAAGTTGTAGGTGTATTGGTTGGTGTTGTACTTGGAGTTACTGAACTTGTTGGTGTAACAGTTGGTGTGACCGAAGGTGTTGAACCCATGGTTGATGACGGTGTAGGTGTAATAGAAGGTGTTACAGAATTTGTTGGAGTAATACTTGGTGTAATTGATGGTGTAACAGAACTTGTTCGAGTAATACTCGGTGTAACAGATGGTGTTCTACTTGATGTTGGGGTTGGCGTTGGGGTAACACTTGGACAAATAGATGTACATGGTGTACCAACATATACATAAATACCATTAGTTGGTAAAGAATAATCGACACAAACACCTAAATATAAAGTTGTTCCAGATTGATAAATTCCACAACAATCATAATAATCCCAACTTGTACTATCTGTTAAACCACTATAACATATTTTTGGTGTTGTTGATGGAGTTGGGGTTGGAGTTGAGGTGGGTGTTGGACTTGGCCCCGCTTGACAAGTGGGACAATCAAGATAGAATAACCCATTATCTTTTAACGTTTGAACGGTAAATGCTGGAATTGTATTTCCTGTACCCGCGGTATAAACAGGTGTAAATGTGTAACATTCTTCAGAATAGGATATTGTTGCACCTGTCGTATAAAAATATTCGTAGATTTCTGAGTTGGGGAAAGAAAATTGTTGGTCAGCACCCATCGGGTCACAATTATCAAAATCCCAAGTATTGTATGTACTATTACATTGACTACATCCTGTATATCCTGAAAAAATAACAGTACCTGTTGGCCCTGCACCAACGTTACCTGTGGATTCCCAACATTGGTAATCCGCAAAAATGGTGTGTCCCGATAAAACAACACTATCGTTAACTATAAAGTCTTGATAAGTCGAAGGATTTGAACAAAGTTGGAAGGTTATTATTTGAACTGCCATTTATTAATTTTCTATCTATAAATACTCAAACCATTATTTTATTTTTTAACATGGTGTACCACATCCAGTACAATTACCACATGAACCCTGACCTATACTTGTGTATGTTGAACCAAAGACAGGTGGTACAAATGCTCCCCTATTAATTACATAGAAACCTGTAACTCTTGCAATACATCTATTGAAGATACCACCATTCATAAACGTTTCTGAGGTGAATAGACCGTCACAACATTGGTAATATAGGAACAATCCTGTGTAGTATAACGGGTCTCTCGCGTCTACTGTTATTTCGTAACATTGACAATCGCCACATGCACCATTACTTGTCACCTCACCACCCCAAATTCCAATAACAGAAGGTACGGAACACGAACACAGAGTTAGAAAACCATATTCCCAGTTAACTGTGTCAGTAATTTGTTGACTTGTGTTAGTACAACAATCGGTGTAATCCACAGCATTACCAGCGTTTAATTGTGTAATTGTATACTCATTACAAATACATGGTGTTACTGAAGGTGTTGGTGTTGGTGTTGGTGATGGTGAAACTCCCGGTGCGGGTGGTGTTTCTGATGGTGTAATTGATGGTGTTATACTTGGTGTTACTGAAGGTGTTGGCGTCACTGACGGTGTCCTTGATGGTGTAACAGAAGGTGTAACGGAACTACTTGGTGTTACAGAAGGAGTTCTCGATGGAGTAACTGATGGTGTAACGGAACTACTTGGTGTAACACTTGGTGTTCTTGAAGGAGTAACACTTGGTGTAACTGAACTCGTTGGTGTAACACTAGCAGTTATTGATGGTGTTACTGAAGGTGTTGGTGGTGGAGATGCTCCAGCTGTTCTACTTGGTGTAACTGATGCAGTTCTTGATGGTGTTAAAGAGCTTGTTGGTGTTACCGATGGTGTTCTTGATGGTGTAACGGACGGTGTTACCGAAGGAGTCGGTGTTCTACTTGGTGTAACTGATGGTGTTATACTTGGTGTTACTGAAGGAGTTGGTGTAACGGATGCCGTTGGTGTTGGTGTTGGTGATGGACATGGATTATGAATTTGACAATCTGCACAAAGATTATATGGTCCATACGCATTTACACCAGCACCTGTGCCAGGTCCACCATATGATAGAACTTCATAACAACATCCAATATATGAAATATATTTTCCTACTAATATGTTTGGATTAAATGCGGGGTCACAACCAAAATTTATTTCATATATTCCATTCGCTCCACAACATGGGTCACAATTTCTAAGTTGGTATCTATGGTTTGCACATGGGTAAGTAGTCAGACATGTTGCACAATCATTAACACTAAATTCATTAGGTGGGTAATAACCGTGAACACCCGTGAAATTTGGTGAACTATAAGTTTGACTATATCCTTCTACATAATAACAACATCCATCAATTACTATAGTATAATTTTGTTGTATTCCCACTTGAACATAAGTTAAGTCAGTTGTGATACTCAAGAATGGTATAGTACCTTGGTCATATCCACTATTACAACAAGGTAATAAATACACATAACCGTACTGTGGTGATGGTGATGGCGTAATAGACGAAGTTACTGAAGGAGTTCTCGATGGGGTAATCGATGGAGTTACTGAACTAGTTGGTGTTAGAGATGGTGTTGTTGATGGAGTCACAGAACTAGAAGGAGTTACCGATGGAGTAACAGAAGGTGTCACACTTGATGTTGGTGTCACAGAAGGTGTAACGCTCCTTGTTGGGTCTGGTGTTCTTGATGGTGTAGGAGTAACAGAAGGTGTCACACTTGATGTTGGTGTCACAGAAGGTGTAACGCTCCTTGTTGGGTCTGGTGTTCTTGATGGTGTAACGGAACTACTTGGTGTTACAGAAGGAGTAACCGATGGAGTAACTGATGGTGTAACTGATGGTGTAACAGATGATGTTGCGGTTACTGATGGTGTTGTACTTGGTGTAATTGAAGGTGTTACAGAACTACTTGGAGTTACAGATGGTGTTCTTGAAGGGGTAACTGATGGGGTTACAGAACTACTTGGAGTTACAGATGGTGTTGTACTTGGTGTGATAGATGCGGTAACACTTGATGTTGGTGTTAACGACGGAGTGATAGAAGGTGTCACTGATGGTGTTACTGATGGAGTTACGGATGGGGTAACAGAAGGTGTTCTTGACGGAGTTGCAGTTACTGAACTTGTTGGGGTTGGTGATGGTGTTGGACAGGTAAATACCGCGTTACAACTTGCACAATCGGTGAATTTTGAACTACCCAATGTATAGAAAGGATATGCACCATTTGCAATTAAAACAAATGATTGATAACATGTCCCTCCAAATGCATAAATTCCAGGGTTACCAGTTATGTAGTTAAAATCACCCTGTGTCATGTTGATGTTGTAAATATTGTTATCACAACAACTCTGCGTTTGTACCGACACAATTACAGTTGATGGTGTTACTGTAGGTGTAACTGATGGAGTCACAGAACTACTTGGGGTTACCGAAGGTGTTACAGAAGGTGTAACGCTCGATGTTGGTGTTACTGTAGGTGTAACTGATGGAGTCACAGAACTTGTAGGGGTTACGGATGATGTAACAGAAGGTGTAACGCTCGATGTTGGTGTCACAGAAGGTGTAACGCTCCGTGTTGGGTCTGGTGTTCTTGATGGTGTAGGAGTAACAGAAGGTGTAACGCTCGATGTTGGTGTCACAGAAGGTGTCACTGATGGTGTCACACTTGAAGTAACAGATGGAGTTACTGAACTCGTAACCGAAGGTGTTACCGATGGTGTTACAGAACTTGTAACTGATGGTGTTACTGAACTAGTTGGTGTTACAGATGATGTTGGGTCTGGTGTTCTTGACGGAGTAACGGAACTACTTGGTGTTACTGATGGTGTTACTGAACTTGTAACCGAAGGTGTTACAGAACTAGTTGGGGTGACTGAAGGTGTTAGTGATGGGGTAACTGATGCGGTTCTACTTGGTGTCACTGATGGTGTTACAGATGATGTTGGTTCTGGTGTTCTTGATGGTGTAACAGATGATGTTGGTGTCACACTTGGTGTTACGGATGGTGTAACTGAACTTGTTGGTGTTACTGATGGTGTAACTGAAGGGGTTATACTTGGTGTTACTGAACTAGTTGGTGTAACACTTGGTGTTCTTGAAGGAGTGATTGATGGTGTCACAGATGAAGTTGCAGTTACTGAAGGTGTTGTACTTGGTGTGATAGAAGCCGTCACAGATGGTGTTACCGAACTACTTGGAGTTACTGATGGTGTTGTACTTGGTGTTATTGAAGAAGTTACCGACGGAGTTACAGAACTACTTGGAGTTACCGAAGGTGTTCTCGATGGAGTAACAGAAGGTGTTACAGAAGATGTTGGTGTAACAGAAGGTGTTACAGAAGGGGTCACCGACGGTGTAACACTCGATGTTGCAGTCACTGAAGGGGTCGTACTTGGTGTTACGGATGGTGTTACAGAACTACTTGGTGTAACACTTGGTGTTCTTGAAGGGGTAACCGAAGGTGTTACTGAACTTGTTGGGGTTACCGAAGCTGTAACAGAAGGAGTCACGGATGGTGTTACCGAACTACTTGGGGTAACCGAACTAGTCACACTCGGTGTTATTGATGGAGTAACCGAACTACTTGGTGTTACTGATGGTGTTGTACTTGGTGTAAGTGATGGGGTAACACTTGAAGTTACTGTTGGAGTAACACTTGGGGTAACTGAGCTCGTAACACTCGGAGTCACTGATGAGGTTGGTGTTACAGATGGTGTTCTACTTGGGGTTACAGATGGTGTAACAGATGATGTCGCAGTTACAGAAGGAGTAACCGATGGAGTAACTGATGGTGTAACGGAACTACTTGGTGTAACCGAAGGAGTAACAGAAGGTGTTACAGAAGGAGTAACAGATGATGTTGCAGTTACTGAAGGGGTTACTGAAGGTGTAACTGAAGGTGTTACCGAACTTGTTGTAGTTACCGAAGGGGTTCTTGACGGGGTGACACTCGGTGTAACACTAGAAGTAGGTGTAACAGATGGAGTAACGGATGGGGTTACTGAACTTGTTACGGATGGTGTTACCGAACTAGTAACTGAAGGGGTAACTGATGAAGTCACACTTGGAGTTACGGATGATGTTGGTGTAACACTCGGTGTTCTTGAAGGAGTTACCGATGGTGTCACAGATGATGTTGCAGTCACCGACGGTGTTACAGATGGTGTTACGGATGGAGTAACCGAACTAGTAGGTGTAACGGATGGAGTTACTGATGGTGTAAGTGATGGTGTAACGGAACTAGTAGATGTTACAGAAGGGGTTACTGAACTCGTAACACTCGGAGTAACTGAAGACGTTGGTGTTACCGAAGGTGTTACCGAAGGTGTAACCGATGGGGTTACTGAAGAAGTTGGTGTTACTGACGGTGTTACCGAAGGAGTTACAGAACTTGTTACCGAAGGTGTAACGGAAGGTGTTAAAGATGGTGTAACTGACGGTGTTAAAGATGGTGTTACGGAACTACTTGGTGTAACACTTGGTGTTCTTGAAGGAGTAACACTTGGTGTAACTGAACTTGTTGGCGTAACTGAACTTGTAACTGACGGGGTTATTGAAGAAGTAACACTTGGAGTTACGGAACTAGTAACAGATGGAGTGACACTTGGTGTTATAGATGGTGTAACAGAACTTGTGGGTGTTACTGATGGTGTAAGTGATGGAGTAACAGAAGGTGTTACTGACGATGTCGCGGTTACGGATGGGGTAACAGATGGTGTAAGTGATGGTGTAACGGAACTAGTAACAGACGGAGTAACTGACGGTGTTACCGAACTAGTAACAGAAGGTGTAACTGACGACGTTGGGGTTACACTTGGTGTTCTCGATGGAGTAACTGATGGAGTCACTGAAGATGTTGCAGTTACCGACGGTGTCACAGATGGTGTTACCGAACTTGTTGGAGTAACAGATGGTGTAACGGATGGTGTAACAGAACTAGTAACTGATGGAGTAACCGAACTTGTTACTGAAGGAGTTACACTTGGCGTAATCGATGGAGTTACTGAAGATGTTGGAGTTACAGAAGGTGTTGTACTTGGTGTAATTGATGGGGTTACAGATGACGTTGCGGTTACGGATGGGGTAACAGAAGGTGTTACTGAAGGTGTTACACTTGATGTTACTGATGGAGTAACACTTGGTGTTCTTGATGGTGTTATAGATGGTGTAACTGAACTTGTCGGTGTAACTGAACTTGTAACAGATGGTGTGACAGATGGTGTTACCGAACTAGTTGCAGTAACCGAAGGAGTAACCGAAGGGGTAACCGACGGAGTAACGGAACTTGTCGGTGTTACCGATGGTGTTAATGACGGAGTAACAGAAGGTGTTACGGAACTAGTTGGGGTTACAGAAGGTGTTCTTGACGGAGTTATACTTGGGGTTAC